AGCTAATCCAGGATCAAAATTAAAAACCGCAGTAACTGGTAAAGTTAAAAAAGGATCAGCTGCTGCTAAAAGAAGAAAATCATATTGTGCAAGATCTTTAGGTCAACTGAAGAGATCTTCTGCAAAAACTAAAAATAATCCAAACTCAAGGATCAGACAAGCAAGACGAAGATGGAAATGTTAAAATGAAATATATTATAATTTTATACATGTGTTCTTTTTCAACATCTCCTCCTCAATGTATGCCTGGACATATTTTAGGAATAGAATTTAACAATTATACAGATTGTATTTTAGAAGGTTACTTACAATCACATAAAACTTTAAAAAGATTAGAAAAAGAAGAAATAAATAAAAATAAATTAGCAATCAAATTTGATTGTAAAGAAATCAAAGTGGAGAATATTTAATGGCATCAGTAGTAGATATGTGTAACTCAGCTCTTAACTTATTAGGAGCATCAACAATTTCAGCATTAACTGATGACAGTAAAAATGCTAGATTATGCAATCAAAGATATGAGCCAGTAAGAAATAGAGTATTTAGATCTCATGCTTGGAACTGTTTACATAAAAGAGTTCAATTAGCTCAAAACACTACAGCTCCAGTAGTAGAATATTCATTTGCTTATGCTCTTCCTTCAGATTGTCTAAGAGTTTTAAAAGTTCATAATGGAGTTACAGATAGCATTCAATCAGCTATTGATTACAAATTAGAAGGTAAAAATATTGTAACTAACGAAGGTACTATTTTTATAATTTACATTGCTCAAGTTACAGATCCAAACGAATACGATACTTATTTACAAGAAAGTATATCTCATCAACTTGCTGCTGATCTTGCTTATGCAGTAACTAACAATGCAACGCTAGCTGATAAATACATGGTTAGAGCTGATGAAAGATTAAGAGAAGCAAGATTTATTGATGCAACAGAAAACTCATTAGGAACTATAGAAAGCTCTGAATTTACAGATGCTAGATTATAATGTCAAAATCATCTTTTGATCCAAGATTATTAGAAAAATATTCTGAGCCTAAATCACTTCTTCATTTTCAATGGGGAGATGACACTAAGGTTTATAGATATGCTTTAGTAGAAATTATTAACGAACATGAAATTGATCCTACTTCTAAATGTAAAAGAGAAGAACAAGGATTGAGCCAACAAGAAATTTTTAGAAAAATATGCCAAGAACGACATTAGCATTAACATCTTTTGTATCAGGAGAGTTTGGAAACAAACTTACTGGTAGGACCGATTTTGATAAATACTCTTCAGCAGCAAAAACAATGGAAAACTTTTTAGTTCATCCTCAAGGAGCTGCAACAAGAAGAGTTGGAACACAATTTATTTCAGAAGTTAAAGATAGTTCTAAAAAAACAAGATTAATACCTTTTGAGTTTTCAACTACTCAAACTTATATTTTAGAATTTGGCAATCAGTACATAAGATTTTTTAAAGACAAAGGACAAATTTTATCTAGTGGATCTGCTTATGAAATAGCTTCACCTTATTTAGAAGCAGAATTATTTGATATTAAGTTCGCACAATCTGCTGATGTGATGTACATTTGTCATCCTAATCATCCAGTAAAAAAATTAAGTAGAACTGGACATACTTCTTGGACACTTGCAACAGTTTCATTTGGTGGATCTCCATCTCCAGGAATAACTGGATCTAATAACAGACCAAGCTCTGTAAGTTTTTATGAACAAAGATTAGTTTTTGCTGGAACAAATAATAATCCTCAAACTTTATGGTTTTCTAAAGCTGGTGATTATGAAAATTTTACAACAGGAACTAACGCAGATAATGCTATGATTTACACAATCGCATCAAATCAAGTTAATGCCATTAAATATTTAAAAGCACAAAGGACATTAGTTGTAGGAACAACTGGAGGTGAATTTACAGTTTCAGCAGATGGTACTGATGCAAGTATTACTCCAACAAATGTAACTATTAAAAAACAAAGTTCTTATGGATCTGCTAATGTTGATGCAGTTACAGCTGGTAATGCCATATTATTTTTACAAAAAGCAAAAAGAAAAATTAGAGAACTACAATATAATTTTGATAGTGATAGTTATGTTGCTCCAGATTTAACAATCTTAAATGATACTGTTACAAAAACTGGTATTAATGAAATGTCATTCCAACAAGAACCGAGTAGTATTATTTGGTGTGTTAGAGATGATGGAGTTTTAGCAGCATTAACTTATCAAAGATCAGAAAGTGTTGTCGCCTGGACAAGACATATTTTTGGCGGTGCATTTGGAAGTGGCAATGCTGTATGTGAAAGTGTTGCAAGTATATCTGGTGTATTAACTGAAGATGAAGTTTGGGTTATAATTAAAAGAACTATTAATGGTGCAACTAAAAGATATGTAGAATGTTTTTCTGATTTTGAATTTGATGAAGGTACTTCAGCTGATTTTAAATTTTTAGATAGCCACCTCTCCTACTCTGGATCATCAACAACAACATTATCTGGTTTAGCTCATTTAGAAGGTCAATCAGTATCTATCCTGGCAGATGGATCTGTACATGCAAACAAAACTGTTAGCTCTGGTGCAATCACATTAGATAGAGCAATCACTAAAGCTTGTGTTGGTTTATCTTACGATAGTATTTTACAAACAATGAGAATTGAAGGTGGAGCTGCCGAAGGTACTTCACAAGGTAAAACAAAAAGAATTTCAAAAGTAGTTTTAAGATTATTTGAAACTGTTGGTGTAAAAGTTGGACCAAGTTTATCTAATCTTGAAACAATTCCATTTAGAACAACTTCTAGTAATTTATCATCTCCAGTAGAAACACTTATCGAAGGTGATAAAGAAATTGAATTTAACGATGACTATAATTCAGATGGATTTATATTTATTAAACAAGATCAGCCTTTGCCTTGTTCAGTATTATCAATCTATCCTACTTTAGTTACATCGGATGGCTAATTTTAGAATAATTCCTTACGAAAAAAACCATGGAGATGAAATGGTTGAGTTTGGATTAAACCATAAATTAATGGATATAGATGCAAGTTATACAGAAAATAGAATTGATGCTAAAGTTTTTGGTCTCTCATTCACTTTATTGGCTGACAATAAGCCTATACTTTCTGGTGGGATTATTCCTCTTTGGCCTGGAGTTGCTGAAGGTTGGGTTATGGCAAGTAAAGAAGTTCATAACTATAAAATTAAATCAGCTTCTGCGGTCAAGAGAAGATTAGATTATCTCTGTAAGAATAATGAAGTGTGGAGATTGCAAACAGCAGTCAAAGAAGAATTTATAACTGGTGTTCGGTTTGCCGAATGGCTTGGTTTAAAAAATGAAGGTTTGATGACCATGTATGGTCCAGACAAAACTAACTATTATAGGATGGCAAAGATTTATGAGTTTCATAGGTAATATAGCAGCAGCACAATCAGCTAAAGCAATCGGTAAATACAATTCAAGTGTTTATAACCAACAAGCTAATCTACAAAAAGCAAAGACTGAAGTTAATAGAGAAGTTTATAATAATCTTGATAGACCAAGATTAGTAAAACAACAAGAAGCAGCTTATGATTTTTTATTTGTTCAATCATTAAATACTGGTGCAGAAATAAGAGAAGGAGAAACAACTTATTTAGCTTTACTTGATAGCAAAGTTAATCAAGTAAGAGATTTAGCAATAGAAGATTACAACTCAACTACAGCTTATTACGATGGCATGAACCAATCTTTATTACTACAAAGCAAAGGAGTTGGCGAAAGATTTAAAGGTCAAATGACTGCAAACACAGAGTATATGAAAGCTGCTGGAACTATGTTTGGTAACTATAAAAGCTCTGGAAGTATTTTATCAAGATAATGGCAATATTAAAAATTACACCATCTCAAAGTAGAGCTAGAGAAAGACAAGTAACTCAAACTGGAGCTCTTGCTTTACCTATGTCTCTTGCAACACAAAGAGGACAAGGCTTTGCTGCTGTTGGTAAAGTTATTGAAGATATACATAAAGAGCAAGTTGCTATTGAAGATAATAATACTTTATTAGAACTTATTAAAACTGCATCTATTGATATTGAAAAAGCTAGTGCTAATGCTTCACAAAATACAGATATTAAGAATGCTATAAATGCTTTTGATAAAGTTACTAAAAATGAAACCTGGAATAGTTTAGTTCTAGATAAAAGACCAAGAGTTAAAAAACAATTTAATGAATGGTTAAATAAAACTAAAATTTCAGAATATTCATCGATTGCTAAAGCGGTTACTAAAAGACATGTAGGTCAAACTAAAGCAACTAATAATGAATATTTAGATACATTAAGTTTAAAAATGGCTAGCAGCGATTTGACTAAAGCTTCTAATGCTAGAGCTGACTTTAAAAGTTTTTTTAATAAAGCAGAAAATGCTGTTGTTTATGGACCAGAAGCTTTTAAGAAATTAGAAGATGATAAGCTTCTCCAGGCTGAAAAAAACATAGTTTTATTTGGAGCTAAAAATCATCCTAATTACACAATCAATAATTACGATGCTATTGAAAAAAAAATAGGAACAAGTCTTGCTAATAAGGCTAAAGAGAAAGCATTACAGAAAATTGCAGCAGATCAAGATTTTGCTATCAAGGAAGAAAAGTTTTTAGAGAGAGCAGATGTTAAAAATAAAGTTGGAACATTTACAGAATTATTATTAAGAATTAAAAATGTTGATGATCCAGAATATTTAGGAAAAATTCCAACATTAGATTTATTAAATGATTTAGTTAATGCTGATAAAATTAATTCAGCTCAATACGATGCTCTATTAAGATTTTACAAAGATCCAGATACAGCAAATGATGATGATGTTTTAGATCTAATCAATGGACAAATATTTATTGCAGATAGTGTTGAAGCTTTAGATCAAATTCAAAATAATATGAATTTTTCTCCAGAGTATTTAATGAGTATTGGAATTAAAGATGCAACAACAATGACATCATTAATTGAACGATATAAAAATGACAGAGAAGTATTCCAGGATAGCAAAGAATATTTAAAAGTTATTAATAATGTTTTAGGTGCAGTTGAACAAACTATTATAAGAGATTTTGGAGCTGTTGAAAAATCAGATCAAGATAGCAGAGTTCAAGCTTCAAGATTATACAATGAATTTATAAGTGAAGGTCTAGCTCCAAGAGATGCTTTTGTTAAAATGACTAAAGGTTATTTGTTTCAAAAAGGTAAATTACCAACACTTACTCAAGCAGCACCAGTAACATCAATTAAAATTGATACAGTTGGTAAAATACAAACAGATCAAGATCCAGCTATGACATTTGATGGTTGGAGAAATGATGTGATGCAAGAATATAAAAAAGGCAACATTACAATAAACGATCTTAAAAGAGATTTGGATGCTTTAGATATAAGACAAGATTTATTTTATATCAGAGCTGAATATGGCAAAGCTCTTAAAGATCCAAATTTTGCCTGGAGTGAAAGTAATTCAATAAGTTCAAGTGGTGGAGCAGTTAGAAATTAATGGATAAAAAAATAGAACAACCAACAGAGCAATACGAAGAGTTTGATTATTTATCAGATTTTTATTTTCCTCTTAAAGAAGTTGAAGATAAATACTCCTCTCCTATTCTTAAAAGATTAAGAGAAAACGAAATTGATCCTCATGAGTTTTTAGGAATTGAAAAAGTTGAAGGTACTGGAGTTGTTAAAAGAATAGAAGATAAAGCAGATTTAGAAGAAGGTAAGAAAACCTTTGGTCAATCATTTATAGATTTTATTAAAGATGCTCCAGAAGCTGCCGCTGTTTCAACAGCAGAAGCTGGTGTTAATCTATCAAACAATCTTGTTCAATTATTTGGTGCTGGATCAAATATGGTATTTAAAGGATCTGAAAAAGCAGATGGCATATCTCAAGCAACTACTGAATTTGCTCAAGGTTATAATAAATCTTCTGAAGAGATTATTGCTAAACTAACTCAATATACTGAAGATAACGATGTTAATGGTGTAAGCCAATTAATGACTGATATTGGAATAGATATAGCAGCAACAATACCTATTCAAAGAATGTTAAAGAAAACTGGTGTTCCATCTTATGTAGCAACTCCATTATCATTTGGTCTTGTTTATGGAATGACTGGTGGCGATGAAGAAGCTAAAAATAATATGTTTATTGATAGTGAAACAATTCATGGTCTTAATGAAGTGTTAGGTGTTTTACCAGATACTCCAGAAAGTGAGATTGCTGAATTAGTTGCAACAACTTTTGAAGGAACTGCTTGGGGTGCGTTAGGAGACAGATTAATAAAAGTTTTTAAAGTTGTAAAAAATAATGTTCCAGCATATATGAATCCGCAAACATCAGTTTCTATGGGTGGTGCAGCAGTAGCTGGAGAAGGTGCAATACAAGTTCAAGAGAATGCTCAAGATAAACTTAATGTTGAAAATGAGAATTTAAACGAGGAAAAAAAAACTCTAAATTTTGACGAGGATAATCAAATAAGTTCTCCTATGCCTGGAGATGATGAAATGGCATCTGCTGGTCTTGGTGCGGTCTTTAAATCTATCTTAAAAGAAACTGCAAAGAAACTTCCAGCTAAAGGAAATGGAGAACAATTTTTAGGACAGCTTAAAAATACTCCAGGATTAAAACAGCAAGAATTAAAATGGTCGGGTCTTGATGACTTTCTTAAAGGCAAAAAGAATGTAACTAAAGATGAGATCCAAGAATATTTAAAACTAAATTCTTTAGATGTTGCTGAAGTTAAATTTGGTGGACAGATGTCAAAACTTTCAGATGATGTTGAAAATGCTAGAAATGAATTTGAAAGAAAATGGTTATTAAATGAAGAAAGAAGAGCTGGTCAAAAACTATCAGCACAAGAACAAGATGCGTTATTACAAAATAATCTTAATTACGATCAAGTAGAAATGTTTAATACTGGAACAGCTAATTATTTGACTGTTCCTTTTGATATGTTTGAAACTTACTTTGGAAGAGAACTTGAAAGAGGACTTATTAAACCTAATAAAATATTTAAAGGTCCAGAAGGACAGAATTTTAAAATTACAGAATTAGATTTAGAAAAATTTGCTACTGAAAAATTAATTAGAACAGAGAGAAAAATGGGAACTGCTCCTAAATTTGGAGAACATACAGAGCCTGGCGGAGAAGATTACACAGAGCTAGTATTTAAAATTAAACAAGGTGGAATGG